AAACGAGATGACTCAAAATTATATGGATTATAAAACTTCAAGAAAAGAGTGGGAACAATCTTACATTACGGGTTTAGATCTTTTAGGATTTAAATACGAAAACAGAACAGAACCGTTTCAAGGAGCTAGTGGTGCAACTCACCCAGTTCTTGCTGAAGCAGTCACACAGTTTCAAGCGCAAGCTTATAAAGAATTATTACCATCAGATGGACCTGTAAGAACACAGGTTATTGGTGTTAAAAATCCTGGAACAGAACAACAAGCAAATCGTGTTAAGGATTTTATGAATTACCTAATTATGGATCAGATGAAAGAGTATGAATCGGAATTCGATTCTATGTTATTTCACTTACCATTAGCAGGATCAACTTTTAAAAAAGTATACTACGATGTCCCGATGGGCAGAGCAGTATCAAAGTTTGTACCTGCAGATGAATTAATTGTCCCGTATACGGCTACCTCATTAGACGATGCGGAGGCAGTTATTCATAGAGTAAAAATTTCTGAAAACGAATTAAGAAAACAACAAGTGTCAGGATTTTATAGAGATGTAGAGTTAGGTCCTCCAGGCACAGACACAAATAATGAACTTGCAAAAAAAGAACGTGAGTTAGATGGTACAAAAAAAACAGGTAAGAATGAACCTGTATATACTATATTAGAATGTCATGTTAATTTAGACCTAGAAGGTTTTGAAGAAGTTGGTCCTGAAGGTGAGCCAACTGGAATAAAATTGCCCTACATAGTAACTGTAGAAGAAGGCAATAGAAAAGTTCTTTCTATTAGAAGGAACTATGCGCCCAATGATCTAAAGAAAAATAAGATCCAATATTTCGTCCACTTTAAATTTCTGCCAGGACTTGGATTTTATGGCTTTGGACTCATTCACATGATTGGCGGATTGAGTCGTACGGCAACGGCGGCTCTCCGTCAATTATTAGATGCAGGTACATTATCAAATCTACCAGCAGGTTTTAAACAAAGAGGTGTTAGAGTTAGAGATGAAGCAGCTCCAATACAACCAGGTGAATTTAAAGACGTTGATGCACCGGGTGGTAATTTAAGAGATGCTTTCTTTCCATTACCATACAAAGAACCATCACAAACTTTATTAAACTTACTTGGTATCGTTGTACAAGCTGGTCAAAGATTCGCGGCTATTGCTGATATGCAAGTGGGCGATGGAAATCAAGGTGCAGCTGTTGGAACAACAATTGCTCTTCTTGAACGTGGTTCTCGTGTTATGTCTGCAATACATAAAAGATGTTATGCAGCGATGAAATCAGAATTTAAATTACTTGGTAAAATTGTTTCACAATATTTACCGCCAGAATATCCTTACGATGTTGTTGGTGGTGCAAGAAATATAAAACAAGCTGACTTTGATGATAGAGTTGATGTAATACCAGTTGCTGATCCTAATATTTTTTCAATGTCTCAAAGAATTACTTTAGCACAAACACAGTTGCAGATTGCAACATCAAATCCACAATTACATAACATGTATCAAATCTATAGAAACATGTATAATGCAATAGGTGTAAA